CCCCATCGTGGTGTGACCTCGGACATTTTCGAAAAAGCACCAAACAGGTCTAATTGCCCGGATGTGCTTTCGGATATATGGCCATAAGTGTCTTGGGTCATCTTCGCCTTTTCGCTTCCCTGCGCTTGAAAATGGCTGACAGGGATATCCGGCAGTGATGCCGTGTACTTTTCCACGAAACTCTGATGCAGGGAAGGTTTTAGCATTAGACCACACAGGTGCTGTACATAGTCTCCCTTCTTCCATCGCTTTGACCAATACTGCTTGGACATAAACTTCGATCTCCAGGTAACAGACTGTTCTAACATCCACGCCTGCTCGTCTAATGCCAAGCTCAAGCCCTCCGTATCCGGTACAAAAGCTGATAATGTTTTGGGTATTATCCACACAGTCTTCCCTTCCTGTCATACTCTCCGACCAAGCAATACATATCTCCATCCTCCTGCTTGACCTTCACAACACTACCCAATCCAAACTCTCCGGGCTTTGCACGGAACTTGCCATGACTACCATCACTAAATTCTATAAATCTAAGATATGGATTCTTGGGTAACATATATACCTTTGCACTCACTATACCCTCCATACTCTGGGCAATCATTCCCGCCTTGATCACTGCCCTCTCCTGCTGGGCAGTCTCAATCATCTCATCCACTTCCCCCAACTCCTGCTCAACCAACAACTCACCCTCCAACTCCTCCAATTTAGCAACCATCTTCTTACTAAATCTCTTCATACTAAATGCCATCCTCGCGGTACTCGCCTTCACCCCAAGCATCTTACCAAATGCACTCTTACTTATCCCATGTGCCTCCAATATCTTTCCCGCCCTTTCCGTGTCCATGTGTCACCTTGTGTAGTTTATGGATTGACCTGTCAATACTTTTGTGCAAAAAAATAACTCATGGGTAATAATAAGACTGTTAAAGCTCTACGCAAAGACCTTAAAAACGATATCATTGATTCAGCCGCCAAGATAGCTATGAAAAAAGCAAGTGCCGCAGAGGAAACAAGAAAACTACAGGCCAAGGCAAATGATCCAACACGTAAGCAAAAAAATATACAGGACTACACNNGNCACTTTCTACGCTACCGNCTAGAAATGTCAGAGCAGGAATATCTAAATGCAGTGTCCAATAAACTATCTGCCATTGTCGGAGATAATCTAAACCTGATCCATGAAAAGCTGGATCAAATACCTCCGCAGAACCTAGCCTACACTCTTTCCGTTCTATTCGACAAACTCATGACCATTAACGGCAGACCCACAAACATAACAGCATCTGCCAATGTTAAACTAGGCTCCTCAGATATGACCCCGGATAAAGTACGATCCATCCTAAAAGGTGCAAAGAAAGCTACCCAAGCTCTGCCCAAGGAAGCTTCGAGTGAAAAAGTCATCGAAGTAACGGATGAAACGTAAAGGCTCCCTATACGAGCAAATCTTCTTCACGGAAGCACTATCCCGTAATCTCGAAGTATTCACCCCATTAGGTGACTACCTACCACAGGACTGTCTGGTCATGAATCAGGCAGGTAAGGTATTCAAAGTACAAATAAAAGGGACTAAGGATAAAGCAAAGGAATCTAACCGTGCGGGATTTGGCAGGTATATGATCACCACCTCTTCGGGGACTTCCAAAAAAATACATCTCGATTGTACAAAGATCGATGTGCTTGCCGCCTATATCGAAGATATCTCCTCCTGGTACATCATTCCATGCCTGGAGGTAAATCAATCACTTCGTATATCACTCTATGGTCACAACCCAAACTCCAAGGCAAAACTAGAAATATATCAGGAAGCCTGGGATCTGTTTAAAGGACTATAGAACACAGCCACCCACACCTGTACGGGATTCTGTACAATCACAACTGCTAAGAATACAAGCACCAGAATAACAAACTCTGGGGGCAGCACAGAGGGAAAAGCAAAAGGGAAAACGCAGAGGGAAAAAATTATGCGGGGTGGTGATGATAATATAGAATTAGCGCGGACGAACGCCGGACCCCCTCCCCCCCATGCGGTGGATCGCGTCACTTTAGCAATTGATTCTAAGTCAACTGCTAAGCTTTACTGCTGATTACCAACGATTTACGCAAATGACTGCCAGACTTTGCCCGTCAAATGCTAGATTTTAAGCGGTTTTGTGGTATCAAGCACAAGGCATTTCGCTTGGTTCGAGTTACTGCTTAATGCAAGTTACTTGCAATAGTGATTTTATGCTATCGGGTGTAGAAATGCATTTAGTCTGCATTTCGTTTGCATTTCATTTGCACTTACTTTCTGTTAATTTGCGTCAATTCCATTTGCACAGTTTTTCCTTGATTTTACTCGCTTTCCTTTCCATCCGTTTGCACTTGATGACTTGGTAGCTCGGATGACTATTTGCGAATGATTATTCCGATCATGAAATGATCCGTTGAATCCGTTATAATAGGAGATGCGTTACAAGTATTTATATAAGGGAAAGTAAAGAAAAAACGATTATGTGTTGACAAGTGTGTGTCATCTGTAGTTATGTGTCGCATAGCTTCCAATTATGTGAGCGTGAAAAGAAAAATACTATGAAACTATTACCATTAAATGAAATCACTCAAGAAGCTTTATTCATGAGTAATGAAGACTTAAAGCAGATGATTAACGACAAAGAGGATTCAAAGATTTGGATTCATTCAATATTAGCTAAGAGATTTATGCATCTAATCAACAAAGGCATTCAAGAAGAATGGCTTGAATTAAATGGAGAGTATGTCCGCGTCTCATTCTAACCTTAGAAAGGAGAATACTATGAAACTTCAATCAACATTAGAAAACGCGCTTTATTCACATGCACGCAACATGCTTCCCAAGTTGCGTAAATCTTACGGAACAGAATGCCACGCATGGATTTTGCAAGAATGTAAAGACATTTTAACTCTTGCGGAAAATTACGATATCCAAAACGGAACCGAGTTTTCCATGCTATCCAATGAAATTAAGAAAGTAGATGCCAAGAAGGATTCAAGCGGATTCGTTGTAACATTGTAAACTACACATAACGTCACACAAATACACATATGAACGATCACTATATAATATCTATCATCATCCTTGCGCCGTGGTTCATGGTAGGGGCTTGGGAACTGTTACTACTATTAAAGGAGAAACTAGCATGAACGCAGAAATCACAAAAGAAGCATTTGATTTACTCAAAGGTAATGATGAAAAATCATGGCATGACTTTAAGAAAACCGAGCTTGCTGAATTTAGTTATTACAAAGCGCATGGCTTGCTACTTACAGCAATTCATAACTTTGTGTCTAATGTGACACAATATTACGTAAAGGATATAAACGCATGAAACACGCATCCAAGCTATTCCCTCAAGCTCTGGCGAACATACTCGCTCAGTGCAATGATAAGGAGAAAGAGAAAGCGCTTGATCCAATTGACCATGAAATGGTCCCTTTGATCCGTTCTAAGCGTAAGAGAAAGCGCGCACACGTGAGGCTTACGGAGCGCGAGAAAGTGCAACTAATATTTAACCTATAAAACCAAAGAGAAAGAAAAATACTATGAATATACACAAAATACTAGATGAGCGGGAGATTTACCATAACAGCAATGAGAAACGCCAAAATCTAGCTTCAGTTCAAACCTTGGCGGATATAAAACCAAGCGTATTGGAAGCATTTAGGCATGAGGTTTTGCGTAGGGAAATAAAACACATCAGGCGACTAGTTAATCATGCGGAAGCAATTCAAAGCATAAGAACCAAGGAGGACGCATAACATGGAAGCGACAAAAGAGAAACACGCCACACACACGCCAGGACCTTGGCAATTAGTACAGGAAAGGGATTATTTGAATATACAGGAAATTAAAACAAATTTTATAGTTGCGCAGTTTTGCAGTGTTAGCGACGCCAACGCGCGCTTGATCGCGGCCGCTCCGGAGCTATTGGAGCAATGCAAGGAATTTGAGAAATGCCTTACGCATCTAATCAATAGCGGGGATAGTGGCGCAGACCTGGAGCGCGACAAACTCCGCGAGATCCTCGCCAAGGTAGAGGGGGGTGAGGGATGAGCGAAGAGATCACAAAAGACAACGCACATAAACTTGGCGCATCGTATTACCGAACCGTACAGGAGGCTTGCGAAGAAACGCGCAGAGATGAAAACCACTCCGCATTCATGGAAGCAGAAAAGGAGAAATCCTGGAGAGATGGCGATAAAGATAAATACAAGAAACTCTACAAAGAATCGAGCGAATACACTTTAAACACTTCAGCTAATCGGCGTGATATTATGATTTTTAAGCACGATTGCAAGGTATGGCCTGACCCTATCGCCGCAAATGGGAGAAAGAGAAGTGGGGAGTTAATGGTTACCCATGTTGATTGGCCTAATTTTATGCCAAGAAAATACAGGTATGAAGATTCACTTGTTTTTACATTTAGTGACGAGCGGGGCGAGGTATTAGTGAGAAACCTCTTTTACAAGCTATGACTAAGCCAAACGAATCCGACACAATAGCGCGCTTGTGCTTGGGCCTTGTCATCTTTCTGGTGATGAGGTTCGCGCCTAGGGTGCTTGCCTGGTGGACAAGGAGAAACAATTCCTGATTATACGAACCTGACTATCATATTATCAGATAAAACAAAGCTTACCCTTTAACTTAGCTTAAAAGCGTTTTGTTTCGCAACATGAGTATTTACCCTCGTGAGCGATCAAAACGCTTTTTAGGCTACTTCAGGAGAGAAATAGAGCTATCTGTGTACATCTGTAGTCTACCAAGTCTTAGTATCATCTGTATTACCTAGGTTAGTACCCCAGATACCTGTATCCTTCTGAAAACCTAGTGTAACATTAAGATCAGTCTCACCTCCACGGTTCTTTGCAACATGGCAGTTTATACGGTCCATACTTTCATTCACCTTTTCCTGAACGGATAGGAGAAACACGCAATCCGCATCCTGCTCGATACTCCCTGAGTCCCTAAGATCGGAGAGCATAGGCTTTCTGTTATTGATCTCGCACTGCCTTGACAATTGAGAAAGTGCCAAAATTGGGATCTGTAATTCCATACTCATCTGCTTGAGACTACGAGAAATGGCGGTGATCTCCTGCACACGGGAGTCATAACCCGGAGCAGATAACAATTGCAGATAATCGATCACCACCAGCCCGACTCCTCCTTTCACTCGCTCCTGGGCTAGGAAGGCACGGAAGGAGTCAAGTGTAGCCTTGTTGTCATCTTTGAAAGTGATCGGCCATCCTTGCATCCTCTTGGTACTCTCCTCGAGCTTCTTGCGGTGCGCTGGTAGCAATCCTCCTTTCATCCTTGGCTTGGCAACGCCTGACTCACGAGAAAGGAGTCTGCCTGCACATTCACCCGCTGACATTTCAAGGGATGCATAACTTGCACGGAGGCCACGCTTTGCGATCTCATGGGAGAAATGTATAGCCAATGCACTCTTTCCAATTCCAGGTCTTGCGGCTAAAACATAAAGTTTACCAGGTTGGAAACCTCCGCTAAGACAATAATCCAAACGGGCAAAGCCTGTGCTTGTAGCGGATGACTCTCCTGCATCAATGCTTAGAAACTCAGAATGTGCTTCCTTGGCAGCAGTTCCCACTTTCACTTGTCCTTTTCCAGAGGCCAAGGCTTTTGCTACTCGCATGTTAAACTCAGATGCAATCTCAGAAGATTCTTTTCCTTCATTGAGTAAATCCTGAGAATGCATGATTGCCCGTTCCACATCCTTGCGATTCCTGGACTCAATGATTTGGTCCACATATCTTTCCACTGATCCTCCACCATACTTTTCCGCAAGCTCTATGGCTTCATGAGAATATTGTGGGAGTTCAATGGCAACATCCACCTCGTTGAGTTCACCACGCTCTGCGATTAATCGAAATATCGATTGGTGCGCAGGCGAGGTGAAATCATCCGAGGTTAATCGTTCAACTGCCAAGGCTGTGGATAGATTAGTATCATCCCTAAGACATGCAGATAGAACTGCCTGCTCTGAAATCGAGTAATCCATCAAAACTCTTCCTCGCCCGGAAGGATGACTTCTTTCAAAGTAATATCATCTGATGATGTCTTGGAGTTTGATCTTTCCTTGATCCATCCTCTGCAAGCATTGCGGTAGGTAGCGACCCAATCCACCTGAGTATGACCCTTGCCCTTTGCCCAGTCTAAGAAAAAAGAAACAGCCGTCTCATGATCAAGTCCATTCTTCTTGGCAATGTCCCTTGGTGGATCAAAATCATCAGGGATCTGCGTGCCTCGTTTTTTCTTGGATGGTTTTCCACTAACCGCGGATTTTGCGCTATATTTAATATTAAAACAATTGGAACAATTGTCGCGCACGCGCGAGGGATGCCGCAGATACTCCACCAGCAGTGGAGTAATGGTGGAAACTGCGGTCACTCCATAAAGATCACAATGCTCTTTCAAAAGATCACTTATCCATTGAGGAACCTTGATGCGCAGTTCCGTCTTTCTTTGTACTTGGTCTGTCATTATAGTCCTAATAATGTGCAAATAGCACCTATGATTATGTAGAAGAAAACTACCCCACAGACTGCAAAAAGCAGTCCATGAAGTAGTAATCTTGCTATGTTTTTTATCCCATCCATGACACTTATATTGGTCTTACTGCGGTGGGTATTTTTGGATCTGATCCAAGCACAAATCTTGTGATCTTCTTACCCTTTATCCAATTATTCCAAGTGAGAATACCACCTCTAATAATGAAGTGCGGAGGTATCTTTGTTTGCTCGGACATTTGTTTGATCAAAGAGTTCCTAAAGTAAAGAATTGGATTCCCTTTCTCTAAGCCTAATCCTGTCGATAGGATTCGCATAAACTCATCTGACTTTTTATCATTATCATCAAACGAAACTACTTCTGATTCTGTTTGCCTGAGAATGTAGTGCAGTGCAGCAATCGCTCCCGATTTTAACTTTAGACTTTTATAGAAAGTCCTTGCAAGAGTAGCAGATATATCCAAATCAGGATATTGGTTAGCTATATCTTCGATTTCATGATTGCCAATGACCACTCTAGCGTTCCCGCCATGTTGATTGTAGGCAAGAGTGCCTGATCTCTTGATCTTCTCCAGAATGCCTATGGCAGTAAATATAACTGAAGTATTTGTATATCCTGCAATGCCTAGAATATCAGATCCGTTTCTGCGCTTGCCTTGGTCTAGTGTCTTGAAGGCATTACTATCTCCTAACTCAACTACAAGCACTTCCAAAGGTATGCCTGTCTTCACACATGCGGAAAGTCTGTGCTGTCCATCTATGAGAAGATTGTCTGCGAATATGATAGGTTGTCCGTTAAGTACCCAATGCCCTTCACGCATGAACTTAGTGTATAGGTCAACGGTTGATCTACTGATAACACGGTTCTTCTTTCTCGTACTTAGTATTTGTTCTGCCATTGCTGGATCAATGGTTCGTAGTGCTACATACAATCCTCGACTTGGGTCATAGATGTAGTCGCTTGGTTCTAACTCTTGGTTTATTTGTGGTATTGCCATAGTATTATTCCTTTCCTTGGTTATTTAAATGATGCCTTAAAATTAAGATGGCATCTGCTGTTTTTAGTGTGAGTCCATCCGTTGACGGGAAGAACTGTTTTGCATGGTTCATAAGAACCTTCTTGCGCTTGTTGGATGTGAGGCCACCTAGTCCACCTAATCCTTTTTGCCACTCTTGGGGCCGTACTAGTGTAAATGGAATTTTTGCCATTCTAAGCACGCCTTCCAAGAATCCGCATGATTTACCAAGCTTAAAGCTGGTACTCGATGGAATCATCTTCCCCGCAAATGGCGGGACCAATTCAACCACCGCCTCAATTCCTGTGACATCTGGATGCTTCAGTAATTCTTCCATATGCTGAACAATCTCAAAGTCTTCATTCAACGTATGTAAGTTGATAGAATCTAATCCACCCCATGCGATTGCATAGCCTCCTGACTTACCGGGATCTATGCCTATTGTAAGCTTCATGTGTCATCCTCCTCACCGAAGTCTTCCTCGAAGGTAATCATAAGATCGGGATCACTAATATTGTTCATGTCCTCATTCCTCAGATGTGCCACCATTTGTTCTAGGGCTGCGTGCATGACNGTGAGCGCGCCAAAGGTATCCGCTTTTGAAAGCTTCTCGCTCGCAAAATCCAATGCTTTCTTTGTGTTGTCCAGGTAGTTCATGCCGCCTTTCCCTCCGAGTCCCGCCTTACTGCATTTTGAAACTCTGTAATGTCCAGAGTTCTGCGATTGCCTATGCTCACAGATACAAGCTCGTAATCTTTAATAATGCGGTAGACATAGTTTCTGCTCACTCCGAAACGCTCACCTAATTGCGAGATGTTTAAGCGATTACTACTGATCTTAGAACCAAGGTCCAACTGTTGCACTTCATCCGCATAGCTGGGCCAGATGCCACTAGATTGGCAAGTGGCCCATAGTTGGCACGCTCTTTCCATATTGCCAAACTGCTTATTAATATCGCTTTCCTTGATAGTGTAGGCGGCAGTAGCAAAAGGTGCAGTCTTCTCAACTGCTAGGAAGATGAACTGCTTGGGCTTGAGTCCAACCATTCGCAATGCGTGCATATACCAGCAGGCTTGAAAAAGGTAGCCAAATTGACGCACACTTTTTGTGAATCCTTTTGGACTCGCATCCTGTGTACTCTTTAAATCAATCGCCACACCCGCGCCGGGGATATACAAGTCAGGACGAACCTTACACTTTGCACCTTCCATCTCAAAGAATCCTGTTCCTTCCACTACCTTATCCAAATCAGACATGTAGTGTTTAAGAATAGGATTATCCAACGCACTTCCCGCCATTTCCAAAGCAAGATCATAATCAGCAGGAGCAAGCCATTGTTTGTCCGGCTCATTCTTCTGCATAATCTCAAATGCTTCTTTGTAATGATTAGTCCTGGAGCTTTTCCCATCAATTTCTGTAGGCTTTACTGCGAACTCTTCATCCAACTTCTCAGGTTCTAATGTTGCAGTGTGGAATGCACTGCCAAGAACCAACGCAGGACTGCTTGGTCTGCGGTTATTCATGTCATACCTCACCTTTGCGGGGCATGACTGAAGGAGGGACCACGCAGTCGAGCGACCCAACTCGCTCGACCCGTGATACTCAGCATTTGATATACCTTCCTTCAGCATTTGCCCATCTCCTTCCTGAGAACTTTGCGTACCCATGAAGCAATGGAAACTTCCTGTTTCTGTGTGTACTCTACGATCTCAACCTTCAGACTCTTGGGCATACAAATTGACAGCGTTTGCCCAGGTGTTGAAGGGTTCATCTTTTCGCCCTCGCAGAAGGCTTTACTTTTATACCTTCTCATCAGAATGGGTCAGGCGTGGATTCATCATCTTCCACTACGGGTGGAGTTTTGGGGGCAAATGGATCACCACCATCAAATAAAGCTTCGAGGTTTACATCCATCTGCTTGACTGCCGCATTTATTTCTTCACCACGTTTCTTGTGCGGGCTTGGAGTCATTGCATATGTGGTGTCAAACTTCTCACCACTGCGCACAATCTTGAGATCGTAACTTCTTGGGTCACCCCAATCCTCATCCTTTGCCAAGGTAATTAACTCCTTGCGAAGTCCCACCTGGGTAAGCTCAAGGATCTGTATTTTCTTCTCCTCGTAGTTCCAGACGAGCATTGCCAAGAACTGCTTTGGTTTGTCCTCAAAGTCCATAGGTGCGGTCTCACCAATCTTCCAGCGGTAGGGCTTTCTTCCACCATCAGCGGTAGTCCCCCAACCTTGCATGCCTTGGATTACTCCACCATCGTCGGAAGATCCGACTATGCGAAATTGATTCGCACCTTGCGTTAATTTCATGTAATTACCGCCACCACTCGAAGAGTTTTGCGGAACATCTTGGATGTTATCTAGGAATCCCATATTATATCTTTATGTATTTTGTTGTTGTATTGCAGGGTAGTTAAGTGTTTTTATTGTCCCACTATGGGAAGAATCACCTTAACTAAGCCGATATCTCTGCGGCTTTCACCGAGTGTCAGAGATAAAGTAAAGGCAGTTAGTGACTCTACAGGGCTGCTTCAGGCACAGGTGTTTGACCTAATACTCCAGGCAGCTTGTAAGGCGCTTGATGAGGGGGCTGAAGAAGATTCACTTCCCCTCCCAATTCACTTCCGGCTGGTAAAAAAGTAAGTAACTCTTTTATCAAGTTCTCAATACCCACCTCTGTGGGTACTTCAGCCGTTATTGTAATCTTGCCCGTGCCTCTGTGTTCCAAGCACAGTCCATCCATTTTTGAGGTGGTATGAATTGTAGTCATGTGTAGTTATTTTTATTATGGTTTTATAACGCATTGTTTCTTGGGCAAGAAATTTAAGTCCTACTAAAAGCTAGAAGCTCCGCTGGATCGTAGGCATTCCAACATATATACGGGATGTAATTTCCACACTGCTGTGACCAAGCGCTTTGCTCGCCACAAATGCATTGTTTCCATTCTCCCGCATGACGCGGTGACCGCAATACTTTCTAAGACGATGAACGGGGCGATCATCCACCACCCCGCAAATTCGTCTTAGAAAAAATGGAAACTCACGGGTAATTCTGTCCTCCTGCACAGGAACGATTAAAGCGTCGTTCGATGTTTTATAGGAGTCTAGAAGATCCCACCATGAAGGATCACATGGTCTATCTTGGTATTCACCACCACTTTTAGGGTCATGAATACGGATCAGTTTGTTTCCATCAAAGTCTTCGCGCAGATCATCAAACCTTGCCCGTTGGATTTCACTACTGCGAAGACCTAATCCGTACGCTAATGCGTACATTAAAAACATATCCTTATCGGACTCCTTGAGTGCCTCGCACTTCGAGCGGATGGTATCCAACTCTTTACGATTGGCATCAAATGGTGTGACCTGCACACCCTCTAAGGAAAGTGCGATCCAATTACTGAAATAGCTAGTGTCTATTCCCAACTGCTTGTAACGCTTGATCCACGCCTTGGAAAAGATTGAGCGCGCTTGGCGCATCTGATTGCATCCACGATGGGTCACCCAATCATCGCAGATCGGTATGCCTGATCCCGTTTTACTAGCGAAACAGGTTATATCAGCACTTTCTAAATCAATACCGTAGTGCTTTAGGATGGCCTCCATGCGCAGGACATTGTTGCCTTTTGTCCGAGCGTTAGCCTGTCGCTTGGCAACAAGCGCTTGCGTTTTATAAATTTTGAAGAGTTCTGTAATGGGCAAGTATTCACGCACACCTTCAAAGCGTATGAATCCGTTATCTGACATAGGGGTAACGGATTTGTGTAAAGTATTACTGTTATCTTGTAAAGCGTACATGGCGTGAATTTTGGTTTATTATGGTATTTACGTATATTATTACGCTTCACAACCAACGCTAATTGGTAGGGGCGGGGGGGATCGAACCCCCGACCAATGGATTAAGAGTCAACTTAGCAGATTAGTTTTTGTCAACTGCTAGAGCAGAGATAAAACTATCGTTAAGTAAATTCCTAATCATGTGAAGCAGGGTCAGTAAAAACGACTGTCTGATACGATTGCAAGCTTTAAATATATTTTTTTTGATTTTGTGCAAAAAAAAGAACCGTCTCGGTAAAAAGACGGTCCTTAAAAGAAAAGAAAGGTACTATGAAATACCTTATGAACACACGCTAATTGGAGTCCTGGATTTTGTCAAGCCCTCCGAGATACTTCCAATAGATCATATCTAATGGAGTGCCTTGTAGCATTGCACCTTTGTACTCTTTACCTCCTGCAATGGCGCTGATGTCTTGCCACCCCCTGTCGAATATTGCGGTAGGTGGTAAGAGCATTTCCAGAGTGGCCTTTGCTGGTCCCTCGCGTCGTGCTTTATTGACAATATAACGGTTAATACCAATTAGTCTCCAAAGGTTATCCTCAAATAACTCGTCACGCTTTATAGGTCTACCATAGAGCGTATCCTTGATCACATCGGTACTTGCGTTTGCAGCACCAAAAACTAAGCCAAGTCCCATAATTTTAGATATTGCTTCAGCGGCTGCTTTTGCGGCCTGCTTTGTATTACCCTGCTTCATGAACTCGTTTGCTCGATCAATATCTTTCTGTGCAGCTTCGCGAAATACATCGAATTGTTTCACAGTAAAACTTTTAAGCATGTACATAATCCGAGCGTTTCCGCTTTGATTGTAATACTTAGGCATCTCGCCAAGTGTTGCAGGATTAAGATCCAAGAACTTATACCAAATTAATTCCTCAACGCCTTTAGGTAACTCACCTGATGCAGGGTTACTTTCACGCAACTCCTTTACCATCTGTCCTGCTTTCTCTTTCCCAAAGACAGGAGTGAGATCATCTTGTAATGATTGCGAGTTTTTTATCGCCTGCGCCCTGTACTTTTTCCATGAAGCATTCATGGTAGTATTTTTAGCAAGCTGATCTAACTTCTTGAGTCCTGTTATAGTAAATACCTTATCTAGCGCTGAAGATAAACCGCCCGTGCTTGTTACGGCATCAACGTTATGGTCTTTAAGATTGAAGTACTTCACAAAATCAAAGTTATCCTTTCGGTTAAATAGCGACTTAAATGTATTATCGAACCCATTGAAGTAAATACTGTACGCCAAGTCACCAAGCTGAGTAATCGCAGAACCAAAGTTACCCATCACTTGAATATAGTTTAAATTTTTTACTCCTTGAATAAATGGATCAACCGTCTTACCGCTGAAGCGAGCTTGTATGATTTCCTTCAATTTTTCTACATCTTCAGCACTTAAATCAGTTTTATCTTTGAGCAATCTTTGTGCAACTTGCCCAGCAAGCGACTCATCCACCTCCATGTCCATACCGAGATCCGCACCCTGTTTATCTCTACTTCCCTCAAACCCTGTCTCTTCACCTTTTGCATTAGGATTACGGTAAAGGAACTTACGCCTTTCTACAGCTTGCACAGTACGCTCAACATAATTCTTTAATGCATCTGCGGGATCTGCGTATCCATCAATCATACGCTCATCAGTTATTAATCCAATCTTACGCTCTTTGAGATTACCGGGCAATGAAGATCCAGGTTGCACGGGAAATCCACGCAATGTTCTGCTAGTTATTTCTGCGGCAACTCCTTCAGGTATAGATTCTACACTATCTAAACCTTCTTTCTGTGCATACTCCTCTAGTGCTTTTGTGACAGCATTTGAATCATCCCCTACTAGAGCAGACCTGAAAGATTTATAGTCCCTGATAAGGCGAGGGAAGTATCCCTCTTGATATCCTACATCTATACCACCTTCTTGTCTGGCATAATTACGAATATCGCTAAATGCTTTTTGCATATCCGAAAACTCTTTACCCACTTGATCGGATACTCTTAGGTCATCGAGCATGATACGGATTTTACCCATATCACCATTTAGTAGATGCAGTTTAAATTCTCTTTGTTTTTTCTCATTACCTTTGAGACGTTTTGTCATTGAGGTGATGAAAGGAGCGGTACGATCTAAGTATTCGCGAGTCGTTTTATTAATTGTACCCTCATGCTGTCTGAATATAGCGTTTATTTGAGGACTTATATTTTTAAGCTTACGGGACAGAGGAACCAATGCATCGCTAACAAACTCCTTTGCATACCTCATTGCTTGTTTTGCACGACTTGGCGGTATAAACGGATTGTCCGCAGTTCCCTCGTTTATCTTCTCCGCTTTCACGCTATCAGGTGCAGTTTTCACCGGGTCTGCTTTTACCTGGGCTTGCGTCTTCTTGTAGGTAGGAGTCTTTTTGAATTTACGAAATGCTTTAGGACCGAATCCTGCGGCTAAAAGAACTCCTATTAGCAACGGATCAAAACCTGCTTTTTTCATCTCGTTCTCCTCGTCCTCTGTGAACATAGAAATAGCAGCAGCACCTCCAGTTCCTGTGGTTAGCAATCCAGTGAAATATTTTTCGTAACCTTTACCAAGTTTTGCTTCTGCCATCTCATCATACTTAGTCATGGGATCGGCTTGCTTCATTGAGCGATCACGCATACCAACGGCAGGCTGGGTCGGACTCATTTGCGCTTTACGCATATCGTCTTCAAGATCCAAGAGGTTCATACCGTTGCGCTTATAGATTCTTTTAAGGTCTGCGTTTAAACGAGCGCGTTCTTTCTTTGATCCCTTTTTCTTGCCTGGCCTGTGATCAAGTATAGATAAACGCTCTTTTATTCGAGAAATCTCATCTGTGTCTCCTAGTCGCTGTATGCCAAGCTCGGTTTGCTTCTGCGCGCCTATTTCGTTTTGGAGAAGGATAGGTTTAAATATTTCATTTTGCTGTGCAATTTCGTCATCAAGCGTCTTTTGTATATTTGCCATCTGACTTACCGCATCTTCCATCACAGGCTCACCACCCAGAATTCCCTGCCTACCGCTTGGAGTGGAAAAGGATGACTGAGAGAATGACTCCAACCCGCCGCGCTCCATCGTAGGCGCGGTAAATGATTTAGTTCCTTCCTCAAGTGGTGGCCTATTGGCTAAGTTGCCTAGTGCGGTATCCACCTCATCTAAAAGTTTTACTTCAGTAGCTAGTAATAATTTATCCGCTACCTCTTCAGGATCTTTAATATTTGATAATCCCTCGGTATCTATTTTCTCAAGGATTGGACTGCCAACTTTTGCGTTATCAACTCCGTTTGCATCTTTGATATCTTTACCTATTGCCTTTACCGCATCTGTGCGAGTCATGCCTTCGCTGACCTCTGTGCCTATATTGTCGCTCATCCACTTCGCTTCTGCGGCACCAAGCGTACCACCGAATACGCCACCAAATAAAAGCGTGGTTGCGATCTCATCGCGGGTTGGTGCGCGGTCTTCGTCAATCATAGTACGAGCAGTAAGTTCTGCTGTGGCTAATCCTGCACCTTGTCCTGCACGAATTGCTGTTTTGCCCGCTGTTCCTACATTAGCAAACTTACCGACAGGTACGGCACCTAACGCAGTAGCGGCACCAAGTTCACCAAGTCCAATCTCATCCTGTAATCCGCGAGCAATCCGATACTTCTGTGAAAAATAATTACCTGCGGCAGAACCTCCTATCGCACCCTTGGGGCCAAGAGTAATACCCCCCAATATTGCGGGAATAACCTCAAGTCCTATGCTAATGGCACTTTCGCCAAAGGTAGCAGGCAATTCGCGATATAATTCCTGTGGATCGCTTCCGAAATTATATTCCTTGTTTGGGTCAAGTACAGCAATCTCTTCTTGCTGTCCAAATATGTATTCCCTAGTAGGATCAAGCATTCTAATTCCTTACACCTTGGAGTTGTGAGCGTACATTTATCTGATTTGCTTGTTGTAAAGCTCGCTCCTCTTCTTCCCTTTTCTTTCTCCTAGCTTCATCATATTCCATTTTTTGCCGCAAAGTTATTAAAATAGATTCGCCTGTTTCGGGATCAAAAGCAGGAATTTTCACATCAAACATTCCCTCTGTTTGCTCCTGTATTAATCGATCTTTACTTGCTTGTAATGCTTTAATCCTATCACTTGTTACAGGTGCATAGTTGTCAGGATTCTCATTAAACTCTTTGAAAGTTATTTCTTTTTCTTCACCACCAAATAAACCTGATGTTTTAACTTTTATCCTACTATCATCGATCTTGTTTAGTTGAGTGGCAGTTTCTGAAAACCTTTTTTCTAAGTCAGCGGGTGCATTACCTTGTATGCCCACCGCATCCATTAAGGCTTTACCTGAAAAAATATTTCTTGATCTAATTTGACTACGAAGATTCTCCATCTCTAAAGGAAAAGACTCTTTGCTCTGCTTAGTCCTCTGTCTAATAGCGTCAGTACTTGCACCTCTTGCCGCAAGCGTAGAGCTTTGTTGATCACCTGCATAGTCCGCCTCGGTTTGTGCTATCGATGTACGGGCTTCTTGCTCCCCTACTCTTGCACCAAGTGTACCTGCTTCATATTTATTTGTCAGCCTGCGATTTTCATTCATCAATTGCTGTGTCAGTTGCGATAACTGAAACGCAGACTTTTTCATTTCGCGATCCTCTTCTGCTTGTTTGAGGAGATCAACTTCATTGATCGTTGCCATTGCACTGTCTAGTCTTTGTAAACCTTTCAATCCAAGTTCACCGCTAGTGAGCTTTTCCATGTCAGTTGCATTCTTTTTATCAAATTCTTCATCGCCAGACATTGTCAAACGTTGCGCAATGCTTGGATCTAACTTGAGCCGATTTTCAATTTTATCAGTTAATTTGCCCTGCTTCTCCTTATTCAACCCGTACTGCTTAATCATACCTCCGATCTGACCACCGAGATTAGCAAACATCTGCCCCTGCGTAGCTCCCGCCCTGGCGATGAGATTAGCGGCATTAGCGGTTGAGCCTAACGCGCTTCCGTAATTACCTGAAAAGAATGGTTTTCTTGCCATGATTATTTGTCTCCTATTTTAGAGTCCATCCACTTGCGGATAATTGATTTCAAGCGAGGCTTATTGCTTATCCAATTGGCAAAGCGTTCCCCATATTCTGCATATAGTTTAAAGAACCAATTAGGTGATTCTGTGAACATCCACTCACGGAATTGTAACCACGATGGATTAGTGGGTCCATAGACCTCGCGTGCTACCCAGCATAAACCTGAGAACAATGTTGCACCTCCACTTGCTGCTCCTCCGGCACCTGACAATAACCCGCCACCTAGCGCGCCCAAGCCGCCAAAAATACCTGCTGTTTTGCTTGCATCAGCGGCTACCTGCGCACCGTACATATTTGCTTGGTTAGCATATTGATTACTCATGTATCCGAGTCCTGATTCAGGATTCAAATATTGGGGACCAGAGTTTAACCCATAGTTTGCCTGACCAAACACTCCCTGTCCGGCTTGTAAACTACCTCCTCCTCCTCGGCCCAACAGTGCTTGGAATGGATCGAGTGTGTACTGATCCTCCATCCTTGCCAAATTACCCAAAGCATTAATGTAATTACCAAGTCCTTGCTGACGTAAACTTTCATTCAAACGCTCTGCGTCCATTGTTGCACCTACGCCAAACTGATTAGCTTGCTGGCGCTGACCTTGATTTATAGTCCCCAGCCTGGTGTCTATATCTGCTTGTGCTAAATCTCTGCGTTGATTTAACCCTGCCTGCTCGCTTTCCTGTGCCATACCGCGAGTAATATCACCCTGCTGTAATCCTGCTTCCTGTCCAAGCACTGACTGTGCGTAGGAACGGTTTTGCATTCTACGGTTATTGTCCTCCTGCACGCGCGCTTCCGCTTCTGCAATTGCACCACTTTGGTCAAAAGTTCTGCCCATCATGGTGGATCTTGCACGGGCGGCTTCTGCGACTTGCCTTTGCTCGCGATCCGTGAGTCCAGAATCTAATGCAGTCTTGGCATCACCTAGTAAATTTGCACGAAGCGTATCAGGCGTTCTAGCTAACTCTTGATCAAACTGTGTGTTTGCAGTTAGCTGTAGTGGGTCATTAACTTTAACCGCATCTACATCTCCACCATAAGTATCAGAGGTGGGTATAGTAACAGGACCATCTCCGCTTACAGTGGTTGATTTTACTAAGGTGTCAGGGTCAAGTGTTGGATCAGAGGCTAACTCTGCCTGTGTAGGCTTGCGCATACCTGTGAGGTTTTCACGCTGTTGCTCAAGGAGTACACGGGCATCATCAAGTCCTGTAGTGGTGGCAGGCTTGTATTCATCCATTACATTACGGTAACGCCCTGATAAACGCTCAACATCTGCTAGGTCAGCTTCGCGCTGGCGGGAAAGATTACCGCGAGCAAGATCCTCAGTAAATGCAGATAGACCAAGAAATTGACCATCTGCATCAAACCCTGCTTGGCGGTCACCTGTTGCTTCTGTAATTGATTCCCCTATTTCGGATGCGAGTCCTGCGGTAACATCTTCCTGTGTTGCTTGACGGGTGGTAAATTCCTGTACATTGCGACTATCTCCAAGAAGATTAATCATGCCATCACCTGAAAATGAGGCGGGTATTGTTTCCGTCTGTCCTGTCTTTGATTTATCTACGATTATGTTTCCGTTTGGATCTTTACCGTAAACAGGGACAGCGTCTTTCGGGGGAGTTGAGGTTGTAGCTTCTAGTTTTCCGCTATTAGAAAGGTCAACAGGTGTGAAACCTTGTTTTGCAAAATAATCTAAAGATTTTTGTCCACTCGCTCCAATACCTGGCGCATTATTAAAATTAAGTGGAACATCTGCCGCCATATCAATGGATGGGGCTAATCCAATCGATACAGGTTTTCCTTTAGAAGTCTTACCACTCCTTATTATCTGCTTATCTGAGTCTGTTCCACTAAACTGTGTAAAACCTTCTTGAATTATTGCCCCTGTATTTGGATCCTTAAAGGTAATTTTATAGATAGGATTTTCGTTTTTTAAAGGACCTTTATACGATAGAGATCGCTTAACCCCTTTCTTTACTTCTACAAATTCTACATCAGGACTTACATTTTTTGTTACAGTTGTCGCTTCCTTACCACCCTCGTATCCAACTACCAATCGACCTTGATCATCATAAGTACCGCTAGTTGACTCCTGCCTATTACCCAATAATGTCTGACGCAGAACATCAGTATCCGTCTGTGCGGTCTGCTGTCGAATGGGTGCTTCAACTCCCTGAATAATATCGCCTAAGTTGCCACCCTCAAAACCTGCGTCTGCGTAGATGTCAGCATACTCACCCTGTCCGAGCAGTTGCTGCATTTGTGCTTTCATCGCGTCTGCCATTCCTTCCCCATAGGAAGGTTGCTGCGGCATTTGATAAGTTGTTCCTCCTCCACCCATTTTTATTTCCTCCGATTAATTCTATTAAAGTCGTACCATTTTACAGGTTTTTTCTTGAGTTCGCGCATCCAACCAACAAAAGGCAGTGGATATGGAATACGCTTAATAAATTCTGAGATTGCACTGTCTCCTATTGCAGTTCTGACATACCATGCATTTGGTGCAACTATTCCCCATTGTTCATCAGGATGTTGATTAATATCTGTGCGCACCGCTTTACCAAGGAGTAATGTTTGTGGTGTAATGAATACATAGCCATATGCAGCATAAGCACTTAAATCCTTAAACATGTCACCCTTTGTGGTGTCATAAAATTCTTTAGCTTTTTCTAATATATTCATTCTGCGGTTAAATATTCGTCTGCATCAGTTGCGCTGACTGCACTGCCCAGGTTTACTCGTAACCATGCTGAGCCATTGTCCACTGCTAGGCATGGACTTCCTCCGTCCCCGTTGGTGCAGTAAACCACTTTTCCCGCAGTGCCAGCAGAAGGAAGACCCGCAACTGCAAAACTCTTCAGCACTACGGTTGTGTCCGTCACATCTGGAACGGTTACGGTTGGTTCGCCCAACTGATTGAGATTGGCTGCGGAAATATCTACCCCGGTCGCGTATGTAAAGCCACGGGTCACTGTGCAAGTAATCGCCATTATGCCACCTCTCTTCTTGCATTTGCTCCTACTCCTATTGCTTCTAAGCTCAAATGTCTGAAGCTCGGTCTACCCGCTGTGACATTTATTTCTATACTCGCCCCATAGCCACGGGTACGACCTGTACCAAATCTAAACAGTGCTTCCTCTGTGCCATCTGCGGTGTGGGTAAGAACGGTAGTGCTTGAGTCCGGGTCAAGGGTATTGACCTTAATATTAAAGGCATCTGCATTGACTGTGTTTGCCCCCACCTGTCCACGTCTCCAACTCTTTACTCCTATGTCTCCAAAGGTAAAGGATCGAGATACTAACTTACCTGGTATTGCAGTTGTGCCTGACTCGCTTGTACTGCCTATCTTGCGTCCGCTATCATCTATAGAGTTTTCCTCCATGAGATACCAACCTGTTTTGTTACATGCGAATAGTCTGCGTCTTGTTGGTACAGATCCGTGCGAGCATACTACCCAATCATCTACATGAAATGCCGCACTGCCTGCCATTGCTGGGTAGGAGTCAACGCTAGTCCAAGTGTTGGTCAGCAGGTTGAATATAAATATTGCATTGGGAACTGTTGAACTACCTGTTGGGACAGCAAGATAGTAAGCGTTGTCATACACGACTCCGCATGATTTATCTGCTGCTGCGTAGTTTATTCCATCATCAGGATCATCAAACTGATCCTGTATAGGGCGGGTCATGGGTACTGTCTCACCACTTATTTTACTAATAGCTACCCCAAGCCCTTTGGCTGGATCTGTGCCGGGAGATAATACTATTACTCCATTGTCAGAGAGGAAAAAAGTTTGTGGTCCAGACTGTGCGATTGATTTACGTGCCACACATCCATGCTGTCTTGTGATCTCATATGTGTTGGCTGCGGAGGTAGTTGCAATGTTATTGATCATGTGGATGCTGTTACGCATAAACACGATTAACTGATCCTCCTGGTAAGGAAAAAATCCTACTAGTTTATCCGCACTACCTTTATTTATTCTAAATTGTGATTCAGCAGCGTAATAATTATCTGTGTCCAATAAGTCAGACATTAAGATTGTATAGTTACTATCTGTTGGTTGTGGGATAATTAAACGATTCCTAAAGAATACACCATAGTCTGTGTTTGGGCATTGTATACGTCCTGCACCTGGGCTTCCATTTGCTTTGACTACAAAGTCTGTAGGACTACTGTAATTACCATCCCATTCGAGCGGTGTCTTGTCCTTGCCACGAAACAAAATTAGCTTCTCAAGTGATTGCACAAAGCTTGCATTGTCCGCTTCTGCGACTATCTCACCACCAGGATAATCAATAGCGATACCACTATTATTTGCATCATTCCAAATGATTGCTTTTGTCTTAGTGGCCACCACCACAAACTCTGTGCCTGTGGCAGGGTCACTGAATAAAGTGCTGGCAAACACACGCTCATCTGTGCCGTTGTAACTTAGTGTTACACTGCCTGCTAAAAAGTCTATTCCTTTGCGGGTTTCTGCAAGATCCCCAGACAGGCGCATATTCTCGCTAGTCTGTACAAACCCACCCTCTAAACTAGTTTGTTCTAAATGTGAATTGATACCACGAAATCCGCGATCCCCGTCTTGGAGGATTTGATCATCGAGTCTGCCAGATGTGCGATATCGTGCCATTTCACTTTTTCTTAGTTTCTTGGTAAAGTTTTCTTCCCATGTAAATGATAGTAATTACTCCTGCGATACATCCGAATAGACTATCTAATTGCGAGATACCAAAAGTGGCTAATGTACCACCCATGCCAAATATTGAGGTGCGGTCGATCATTAGAATAGTAAATCTAAAATTATGATACCAACCACTAGACCAACAAATACCGTTATCATTTTTCCTTTTTTCGAAAGTTCTAAAAATTTATCTCTCAGTAGTTCAAAGTTTCTCATTGGGAGTGCTTGGTTTAGGAGGAAATGGTGCGCGAGTTTGATGTTTTATCGCTTCTGTCTTCGAACAGTTTTGAGCAGTTCGTTTTGCGATGAAGATCGGAATAGCTAAGTATCCGGCAAGCAAGACTGCGGCTCCTATCAGGATCTTCTTTACAGTACTAGTAAATTTCTCAAAGCCTGTTTGATGCTGTGCCATTCCTTGTGCCACTAGTTTTGATACATCTCCGTGGCTAAGTGCTTCTATAGTTTCTTCTGCTTCTACTAAAGCGTCAGCATTCTTTAATGCTTCACCCGCTAATACTCCTGCCCCTGCTCCCAAAGCCGCCGTACCAACCCCGCCTATACTGCCTATGCTACCACCCGCGATTCCACCAAGGGTTGGGTAGGTAGAACGAAATGAACATCCTGTTAGGCTGATTAACATAAGTATTATAAAGCCTCGGATCATTCAGGATTTTCAGGTGTCCACTCAGGCCCCGCTAGTATCGTAAGAATTTCGGAGTGCGAGTATTGAGTTTTTCCTTCTAGGAATGAAGGTGTGTCACCGTCAAACTTTACGAAAGTTTTCGTGCCAGCAGGATCGATGTTGTACCTCACTGTGTCGGCACTCGTTTCTGCCACTTGGCTAAAGTCAACGGAGGATACTTCATCCGCATCTATTATTACATATTTTCTGCTCATATTATTTTAACTTGGAACAGTTGACGAAAAGGCTGGGCCGTTTTGGAGTGATCCATTAACACTTGACCCTGCACTAGCAGAACCGGAGGCAGCATTCGTAATAGTAGTGCCTGTGCCTGTGTCGCTATCTCCCATACGATACCACGCGACAGGATTAAATGCTGATATGTCAGCGGGTACACCGCCGCTGTACAAAGTTGCAATATCTCCACCTGCTGTCTCACCTGACGAAACTCCACCATCCGAGAGTGCAGAGCCTATAATACTCACTTCATCAATGAGTCCTTCAAAGTGCAGTTCTGAACTTCCTGGTCTGTTTCTTTTCCCAACAAATAAATTATTGGCAGGAACAAAATTGGAAAGAGTTGCGGCTGTTGTAGTTGTTCCCCCACTAACTCCGTCTAAGTAAATACTAGATAATACATTACTACTGTCTTGTTTGACGGTCACGGCAACATGATGCCAATTAGTATCCTGTGCAATGCTCATAGTGGGCGCACCTACTGCGGTTCCTGCTATTCTTATATCATAAATAAGACTACCCCCTGTGACATAAGCATAATGCCTGAAATTACTGTCATGCCATTGACCAAACATCGCTCCCGTACCACTTCCGCTATCGCGTTTAAACCAGCACGATATAGTAAAAGCTGAACCAAAGGTAGACGCGAAATTAGAACCCGTGTCCATGAATTCGTCAGAGCCTTCAAATTCCACGCTAAAATCGTTCGTCAGGCTACCACTACTTGGCACTGCCGCAATGGCAGATGCTCCGAAACTTGGTAAGATAAAAGTCATCGGACTTAGGAAGCTGTATCGCCTGCTAGAACAAAGGTGTCAGCTACTACTGCACAAATGCTTGCGACTCCATGCTGTCCCGCAATTTTCGTATGCGATTGGCGATTATTTATTGTTGTTGAACTTGCTGTGAATGTCACTTGCCCCGCTCCTTTTTGTACGACTGTGCAGTTAAAACCTACACCTAGTCCACTAGGAACAGTCAGTGTAATCGCTGACCCGTTATTAAGTACCACAACCTTGCCGTTGTCCCCCGCTAAAAGCGTGTAGGCTGTTCCCGTTTGATCGTTAATACTTGCGTCAAAGTCTTCGAGTTTGTTGCCTCCTAAGTCTACCGTACCGCTCGCTACTGCGATCACATTGGTGTCGGCTGTTCCTACTGTCTTGGTAGCCGCATCGCCTAAACCAAGGTTTGTGCGGGATGTTCCCGCATTTGCCACATCAGATAGATTGTTGCTTGCGACTAAATCGCCTTGCGGGGCGAGAGTCATTAAATTTGTAACGGTTACCTTTTTGGTGGTCGCGGTTCCTGCAACATCATCAACGATAGGTAAAACATCAGCACCTGCTGGAGATGCCAGATTTGAGAGTTCTGTAATTTTTTTATTAGCCATTTTATTATTCGGTTAAGATTGCTTCATTTAATTCTGTTCGTAAGACTTCATCAGTCTCGGTGGATAGGAAAGGTGGCATATCGTACTCGATGAAGTCTCCATTCTCAGTAATGATGAATCGCCCATTCTCTGTGCGTAGGACTCCGTCAGGACTAGGGACTCCACCTGATGTGAAGGGTCGCGGTGTTCCTACGTTGAGATCGAGCGATAGCACTTTAAATGTTGTACGCTATTACTGCACCACTCGCTAAAGTGACCGCAGATATGTTTCCGTAAATTGCTGTGTTTGCAGACAAAGTGGTATTATCCTGGGATGCTGTGATATCACTCAGGTTATCCACATTGCTTGTGATGCTGTCGATAACAGTGTCCTCAGTTGCCACGATAGCAAACCATCCATTACTGTTAGTCTTGGCGGCAGTGTCA